ACGGTCGGGCTATTTGCGGTCACCGCTACGGTGCCAGTTGAATACCATGCCATATCATCTCCTAACAACTAAGAAGACATTTAAAGACTATGCATATCTACTCGATCATCATAAGAGCCGACGGATATATCGAAGTATTCTGGTACGTCCGCCACTGAACAACATATAAATGCTGACGATTCCCCCAGAGGTCCCCGATCATCGTCTGCCGACCATCCCAGTCTTCCATAAGGCCAGTAATGCAAAAATAGGTATCGGTAGGTAGACCTGAAGCAGACCGCCAAGAATTAACACCAGAGCCGCCGCCGCCCGGAGGATTGGGGTTCCATGCATAGTAGGTCCAATACTGTGACCCACCAGTAAATATTGCCGGCCGGTAGCCCGAATCAAACACCACCTGCCCAAGTGAGTCTATTACGTGCATCCCCCAACCGGCGGACTTCGGCATGAATGGAACTACAACTTTGTACCTCCCTCCAACCACAGCGGGAGCAGCGCCCGGAACAGTAGTGGTATGCCATTCACATCCCAGCCAGCTTCCAGCTCCCCCAAAGTATTTCAACTGCATGCAAAGTTGGGCTCCACCGGAATTTGGTTTGACAAAAACTAAAGGAGCCTGAAGAGCCCCTCTATAACTAGGATCAAAAGCAATCCGATTAGGAACCTGCGTGGTCTGCGTATATGTACCCTCCTGCACAACATAATAAATTGGGTTACTGTCATCTATGTTTATCTCACCATTGTCGTTAACCAGCCTCGCCCCATAGCTCATCGCGTACTAACCACATTTATCCAATTTATGTATGTATCTAGACCAGGACCAAATTCGCCCCATACAATATATTTCCAGCCAGGCATCCAGCTATACCAAGGGGTAGTCCAAGCTAGGCCGTTGGTTGTGTACCCAGTGAAAAAGAACAAATCCCCTAGCGCATCATTATAAGACGACGGAAGATCATATCTAACATTGGTAGCTGGAAAAACCTGCTCACGAAACACCGACCGAAAGCTCCTACTGGATGAGTCAACAGCCAATTTCCCTTGAGAGTCGTAAAAGCGAAATCCGAAACTCATGCGCTTAAATCTCCAATATGAACCCTTAGTCTACCTTGGCCGTCATATACCTTTATTGCATTACTACTGATGGTAAGCCGCCCCTGCCCAGCAATCGCACCATTTATTTCAAACTTCCCTGCCTTATCAATTCTCCAGCCCGTTTGCCCGGCAACATAGTTATTCGACTGAATCACATTGCCAATCTTGGCGTTGTTGATCGAACCGTCCTGGATCATCGCGTTGTTGATGAACATCTGCCCGCCGACGATCGAGACCGGCGCCACGGTCTGCCCGCTGGAACTGTTGAACCAGAGGAACCGATCGGCCTGGAACGCCATGGTCGTTACGCTCGTACCGCTGTCGAAGCCCAGTTGCCAGCCAGCGGCGTACTTCTGCCCGTTGGCATGCGCCTGAAGCTTCACGCTGTAGAGCGCCTTGACGTTGCCATCCAGTGAGGTAACCGCTTGAGAGGTGGTCTGAATGTTCGCCTCGTTGGTATCGGTGCGCGCGCTGACGGTATCCACCCGCTGCCCCAGGGCGCTGTCCGCGTTGGCACGGACGGTCTGTTCGGTGCTGATCGCCGAGGCGTTGCTCGCAACCTGGCCGGTGAGCTGATCCAGGCGTTGGACGGTTACGGCATTGTTCGACGCAACGACCGACTCCACGGTGGCGATCCTGCCCTCCGCGGTCCCGGTACGCGCTTCAAGCAAGCTCGTCCGCTTCGCCTGCGCTTCATCCTCGTTCGCCCGCACGGTGACTTCGGTGGCGGCTCGAGCAATGGTGTCCCAGCCCTTCAGCGCATCGGCCTTCTCTCCGGTCGCCGGCTCCCGGCGGGCGGCAGCCTGCAGAACATCCAGGCTCGAAGCCGCCGCTTCGACCTTACCGTCGAGCTCGGTGATATCCGCGGTGTTGGTGGCCACCTGCTGGGCCAAACCGTTGGCCGTCTCGATCGACTGTCCGATGTCGGCCCAGTAGGACGCGTTCGGCGGCGAGGCGTTGAGCGGCACCGTCTGCTTCGCTTGATACAGCCGGTTGCCGACCCGCACGATATCGTTCTTCGCGTAGGTCTTCGTCGGGTCGTAGGCCAGCACATCGGTCAGATTGTCGATCTGGTCCTGCAGGCCACTGATATCGACCTGCATCTGATCGATTTCGGCGAAGAACTGCTCGCCCAGCGCGGACTCGACGTACTCCTTGGTGATCAGCTCGTTGTACTCGCTCGCATCCGTCGAGCTGATACCGTCGACCCAGGCCGACCAGGGGCCGACGTTGCCGGTACGGTCGATCAGCCGCCCGCGGAAGGCCAGGCGAGCGCCGGCCGCCAGCGAGGTCAGCGTGTGGGTGTCGGTCGGGTATGCGAACAAGCCCAGGGCAGTTGCGTTCTGCTCGCTGCCGCCGGGCGTGGCGGACTGCTGGATCTCGGTGTAGGCGGTGTCCGCCGCGCCACTGGCCGGGAATCCCCATTCCAGGCCGATCTTCCACGGTCCGCTGGTGGTACGCAGGAACGCCAGCGCCGGCGGCGCGCCGGTCTTACCGGTGATGTTGGTCAACACCGAGTTCGCTGGGATCGACGACACGTTCATGGAGTTCACAGCCCGCACGCGCGCAAGGTACTGGCCGGTGTATACCCCACGCACTTCCACCATCAGCTCCCCCGTACGCGGAACCCTGACCCACTCGCGCGAGCCCCAGCGCCACTCTACGTCGTACGCTACCGCGTCCGGTGCCGCGTCCCAGGCGATGGTCATGATCGTGACCGCCAGGCCTTGCTCGACCGCGATGTGCTGCGAGATCAATACGCGTGCAGGCGGATCCTGCACCCCGGACGGCAGGACGCTGATCGGCCGAGAATCGATGATCGCCCCGTGATCGATCGCATCAAACTTGCCGGGCTCGTGCTGGATAACCTCAAGCTGGAATTGCTCCCAACTTGGTCTGGTCACGTTCTTGACGTAGAACTGCATCAGGGCCAGGTCGTCGTAGTCGATCGCCCAACCGCTCTCGGGGGAAGGCTGTTCACTGAAGTCGGCCACCACCGTTATGACGCGTCCGTCATGACCTTGAATCGCCCTGGCTTCCGAGCGCCCACTGGGCAGGTTGACTCGCAGCCGCGCGCCGACCGGGAGATCCACATCTCGGTCTACGGTGATTGCTCGTCCAGATACCGCCGAGATCCTGCCGCCATTCGCACGACCGGCAAGCATGGGGTCTGCCAGAGCCACCACCTGTCCAGGCCGCGGGATGAATCCATCCAGGCCAACCTTCCAGACGGCCCCACGAGTCTGCAACTGCTCAGTCATAAGCGCCCACTGCCCCGCCCGCTGCGCCTGACCCTGGCTGGTGCAGCCGAGAGCCCCGACCGATACCTCCCTGACGATCCCGCCAAGCTCGATAATCGCATCCTCGTCGAAGACCGCCTCCTTGTCTGTCTCGAACGCATTGGCCGGGTTGTCCCAAGAGACCATCGCCAGCGAATGGCGGTCTCGCGTCCGCGTCCCCGAATACGCAACCACACCATCGTTCAGAATCTGCGACGTGGTATAGGTGTAAACCGGGTCCTGAGGCATGTCGGCGTTGACAGTGATCTGGCTACCATCCCAGAACGCCAACCCATGAAAGATTGCAGCGAGATCCTGAAGAACGGCATACGCCTCCTCTTGCTTCTGAAGATAGAGGTTGCAAGTGAACCTAGGCTCTTGACCGCCCTTCCCATCCGGAACCAACTGGTCGCAGTACTGCGCAATGCGATAGAGGGCCCAACGGTTGACCATGCTCTGGTCGATGCGCTCACCCAGGCCGTAATAGGGGTTCAACACCAGGTCATAGAAAACCCAGGCCGGATTGTTGGAATAAGCCTCCTTGAAGGTGCCGTCCCAAACGCCATTCGTGGTACCGGGGCCGCCGGTAAAATAGGTCCGAGTCTCAGGGTCATAGTTCATCGGAACCCGCACGATCCGCCCGCGCATGAGCGCAGAGAACTTCGGAAAGTCGCCCCCGAACTGCTGGGCGTCATACTCCACGCAGCCAACGGCGGTGAGCGGAAACTCCTGGTTGCTGTCGACAACTTCAGCTATCGCAGTCAGCACCATGGTGTCCTGGACCAGAGAGCTGTTCGCCTCCGGCGTGATCCGCCGCACGCGAACCGCCCAGTGCCCTCCTGCCGGCAGGTTGATCCGATGAGAACGGTAGTAAGTCGTAACGTTCTTCCGGTCGACAAACGTGCTGAGTACGGTCTGGTAAGGAGCGCCATCCGTGGCGACATCGATCGCGTACTCAATACGCACCCCATTGATGTTCCCGGACGAATCCTGCGCCTGCAGGTTGGGCCAGGACAGGCGCACGCGTACCGCATCCGCCGTGGCGTTCGTGACGGTGTAGATGTAGGGCTGCGTGCTGAGCAAGGTCTGGCCCACCGCAATCTCGTTGCTGGACTCCGCTACACCTTCCAGTCGCTCCTGATTTAACTCGCCCGGTCGAAACTGCCACTTCACGTCGGGGTAGTTCAGCGTGCCGTCTTCTGCCTGGATCGGAGTACCGTCAAGCTTGATCGACTTAAGTCCATTGACTGGGCCAACAATCGGCCCCCAGCTCAGGAGATACACGATCCGAGCAGTGGACAGGGAGGCAACGCCGTTCTGGGCAATGTGCGGCTGCTTCGGCTTGGAACTGCCCCCCTTGCTTCCACGCAAAGGCTGATGGCGCTTTTTGGTCACAACAGACATTTTCGATCTCCAGAAACAAGAAACCCCGCCGAAGCGGGGTCTGGCAGCAGTCGTGCTAGAGCTGGTCTTCCGTGTAAACCCCGCCCGACTCGACGGCGCCGCCGATCTCTCGCTCGCCGTAAAGCACTGGGTATGGGTTGCCCTGAGCGATAGTGGTCATGGCACCACCGAATCCATAGCTCGGGTTATTCCCATCCTCGTTCTTCGCGGCGGAAGCCTGAGTTGACGGGGCCAGCATCTGGGCAACGCCACCAAGTGCCAGGCCGGCGCCGCCAGCCATCATTGCAACGCCTATTGCCGAAGTGGTGCCGAACGTGAAATAGCCCGCAACGACCAACGCCGCCCCTAGGACCGTCTGAAAAATCCCGGAACTCTTGCTGCCTTGGATGACTGGCACGATGCGGATGACCGACTCGCCGGCTCCGGCCAGGTCAAGCTCCTCTTCGCGAAGATTTCGCCTTCCTACGAAGACCGCGAACCGCATCCCACGCTCTTCTGCTGTTCGCATGAACTTCTCGAAACCATCCACCATGCTGGCCA